AAATCTTTCTGCTGATCCAGACGGATTTTTGAACGGCGAAGTGAGAATTGTTGAGAATGTTTACTGATTGTCGAGGCGGAGCCTTTTAAGGCAAATGTTATAATACTCTTTTTCTTTTTCAATGCCGATGAATTGTCTGTTTAATTTTTTAGCGGCAACTAGTGTTGAGCCTGAGCCAGCGCAATTATCTAAAATCAAATCTCCTTCGTTCGTATATGTTTTAATTAAATATTCACAAAGAGATACTGGTTTTTGGGTTGGGTGTAAATTTGACTTTAAACAATCTCTCTGAAATTTTAAAACTTGCGTTGGGTATCTGGTTCCGTTGTCTTTATACTCAAAAACCTTTTTCTCGCTAGAATCTGTCAACTTACCCATTTTTCCATTTTTAACTTTATTGGTCCTCAATGGTCCTTCATGTTTTATCATTTGTGGGTTATATAAACATTGTGATTTATAAAAAACACTAATTGTTTCAACATTTTTACCTGCTCTTTTTTTTACCTGAGCTATATTTGTTAATCTTTCTTTTTCCCAATACCAATCATATTTCCATTCTTTTAAATTACTAATTCTAAGTAATGAAGAAAATGGCTCTTGACCAAACATTACTATCGCGCCATTGTTTTTGACAATTCTGTTATACTGTTCCCATAGCTTATCAAACGGAATAATTACATCCCATTTACAAGCTGTCGTTCCATAAAGCTAAGGAAGGTCACATAACACCATATCCACAGATTTGTCTGGAATATATTGCATAAGTTCGAGACAATCTCCCAAATACACGTTATTGACCTTCAATAGCCCTCCTTTCTCATTATTTTTGTTGTTCATATCAAGTAATTGTTTATATTTTGTTTGAGTTTGTTCCACTCGACTTGAGAAAGATTATTTTTAGCTCTATTTTCAAACCAAGTTAAGAACTGTAAATTTTCTAAATTATTATTGCCACCCTTGCTCTTTGGAACAATATGATCCAAGGTGGGCCTTAAGTATTTATCTGTTTTATTATTTTTCCATTTTTCGTAAATCTTATTGAATTGTTTGTCATTGTAAAATTTTTCAATATATGAAATATACCATTCGTCATTGACTAAATACCTATCTTCTCTATTCGTTATTGCTCGATTTAAGCATTTAACTTTTTCAAAATCATCAAACCCCATTAACCACTCCAATTTAATATCAAACCTTAGATGAGAAAGCATATTTTTGTATAAAAGTTCTTTCCCGTTAATCCTATCAGCAGTTTTCAATCCCTTGTTATAGGGAATCCATCCGTTTTCTTTTAATCTTTTTCTGCTCTCTGAAATTTTTTGCTTATGTTCATCTGTAAATTTTTTTAATGTGTTTCTGCGAATTATTTCTACTCCGTGTTTAATTAAAATTCTTTTAATTTTATGGTGGTTTGTATCGTAAATTTCTGCTAGATGACGCAAAGTATATCGTTCATTTAAATATTTGGCAACTATTTCTTTTTCTATATTATTGTCCATACCTATATTTATACCAAATACAATCTGATGTGTAAAAAAATATCACATAACACCATATCCACGCTCCCATCAGGAATATCCTTCATCAACTCCAAACAGTCTCCGTGCCAAATTTCTTGTTTCATAAACAAGAAACGTCGCACAAAGAAAAATCTTTCGTCACACTTTGACGATTTGTGAAAGTTTTTGAGGGTTTGCTGTAATATAAAGAGAATGGCTAGAAAAAAATCTTCCAGTGAGGTTGGCAAGAAGGATACTTCTCCCAAGGTCTATCAGCGCGAAAAAATTACCCACGAACTGAACATTCGAGAGCGCGACGATTTAACAGAAAAACAGATTGCCATTCTAAAGGCGGCGATGGATAAAGATACACGCTGCATTATGGTTGATGGAATTTATGGTTCGGCAAAAAGCTATACGGCGGTTTTGGCGGCACTCAAACTGATGAATCAAAAGAAGGTGGATCAAATTATCTATGTGCGGAACCCCGTGGAGAGTTCTACAACTGGAAGGCTTGGCTACCTCAAAGGGGATTTGGATTCTAAGATGGAGCCTTATGCAAGCATCTTGTATGATAAATTAGAAGAACTTTTGCCAAAAGGAGATTTTGACTTTCTGGTTAATGACGGAAGGTTGGAGGCAATTCCCCTTGGATTTACTCGCGGAAAATCTTGGGCATGTAAAGCAGTTATTGTAGATGAATCATCGTCAATGACTTACGAAGATTTTGTGCTTTTGCTCACAAGATGTGGTGAATTTACTAGGATTTTCTTTATTGGAGACTCTTTTAATCAGGCGGACATTAAAAACTCAGGATTCAGAAAAATCTTTGATAAGTTTAATGATGAAGAGTCCAAAAAAAACGGCATCCATTGTTTTGAGCTAACCGAAGCTGCTGATATTGTGAGAAGCGGATTTGTCAGATTTGTTCTCGAAAGGCTGGAAATTATTAAGCCAAGCAAATAAACTAATTAATATTTCAGCGGCGTGTAATTTTCTGTGTGGACATTCCGACTACTGAAGAAGTTTCTGGTTTAATGGGCGCGATTTCGGCGCTGATTATTGCGCTGTGGCGTTATAGAGAAGTGGTGAAATTTTTCGTTGGAATTGGAAAGGCATTATACTTGCCGATTAAAAAGATCATCCAATGGTTTAAGCTCGCCCAAAAACTAGAAAACGACAACATCGAAATTTTCAAAAACCTTTCCGAGATTAACGAAAGTCTCATTAAAATTAACAGTCAGCTAAAAACCAACGGCGGCTCAACTCTTTTGGATAAAATCAATCGAATCGAAACCCGCATGATTGTCCGCGAACATACAGACAATGCGCTGCTTCAAGATGATGAAAAGGGGATTTTTCGCTGTGACATAACTGGCTCGAATCTTTGGGTAAATCGCACTTACGCTAGGTGGCTTGGTTGTGGAACAAACGAGCTTCTAAGTTTTGGATGGCGAAGGTTTATTGACACTAACGAGTTGGAAAAGTATTCAAAAGTTTGGCAAGCAGCATTTAAGGATGGTTGTGAGTTTGATTATGCCGTTACATATACAGATACTCAGGGCAATAAAATACGTTTACTAATTCGCGCCACTCCAATTACTGACGATAAAAACGAAGTAATAGGCTACATTGGCCAAGCGGAAGCTGTTTAGTTTGGTTTTGCCAAATTTTAGTGTAATTCTCTGTCAGTCCTAGTTATTATTTTAATATGGCTGATAAATACTGCATGAATTGTGGCACAAAGCTGCCTCCAACGGCTAAATTTTGCCCAAGTTGCGGAACTCCATTTGGCGCGAAATCTAAAACCTCGCCCCAAAGAGCTAGAGCCTCTGCCGACTTGGAGGAAGATGGCACCGACGTATTTGAAGTGCCAAACATTGACGAACTTCAACTATCAGAAACTTCTTTTGATGACTTAGGAATTGGCGGCGCAACTTTTTCTATCGGCGGCGATCCTAAAAATCCGTTTTTCCAACCGCAACCTTTTCGCGCAAAACGGATCAATCGCTAACATGACTTTTGAAGAGGCATTTCCAATTATTGAGCGCGAAGTCAACAAAAGGAGGGCTAGGTGGAAACTTGATGCCGTTCGCTGGATGGACTTTGAAGACGTTAAATGGATTATCATTAACCACATCAGCCAAAAATGGCACCTTTACGACCAAAAGCGCAAGCTAGAAAATTGGGTTTCAACGGTTGCCTCAAGACGAATCATCAATCTTTTGCGTGACCATTATACCAATTATGCCCGCCCGTGCATCAAGTGTAAGTATGCAGTTGACGGAGATATGTGCGATATTACGCCGTCTGGAACACAATGCAATGAATGCCCCATGTATAAAGATTGGGCCGACAAAAAGAAGCTGGGATACGACATTAAATTGCCGCTCGAACTTGAACTACACGCGCAAGAAGTTTTTGAAAAGGTTGATGAGGGAATTGATTTTGATTTCTCCATTGAGAAAATTAAGGATGTTTTGTCCGAAAAATTGCCGCACGATAAGTTTCAGGCGTTTTGCTGGCTGTTTGTCGATAAAAAGTCCGACATGGAAGTTGCCGAAATGATGGGCTACAAAACTCATCTACGCTGCAAGAGCATTTGTAATAAACAGATTAAAGACCTCAAAGACGAACTATTTATCGAAGTGAAAAAGGTGATTCGAGAATACGACATTCTATGACTCCCAAAAAAAAGATTCCGCCGCTGACTGATGACCAAAAGAAGTTTCTCTTGGGGGAATTTCAGCGTACACCTGACCTTAATTTGCTCACGCAAAAGATTTACGGCGAAAAAGACGACAATGGCCGACCCATTGATGGCCGTCATGCTCTTGGCAGGCAGGTAAAAAAGTTTCTGGTCGAAAACGGCCTTAAATACCAAACCGTCAAAAAAGAACCAACTCAAATCGAGCTAACCACCGAACAAAAAGAGCTAATTTTGTCTGAGGCTAGAAGCGGCGCTAATGTTAGAGATATTGCGCGGCTGGTTTTTGAGAACGACAATATCAATCAGCTTTCGAGTGAATGGCGCACGGTTCATGCGTTCTTGTATTTAGAGTGTCCAGACTTGATTCAAGAACAAGATTCGGTTGCTGGTTCTTATCGTCCGCCAAGTGATATGGTTGGTGTGGCGAGAAAGGTGAATGCCGCTCTTGGAACAAAGATTGACGGCGAAAAAATTTCTGGCAAGTATAAGGCTTGTTTTGATAAGCTTTTTGTCAATCTTAGAAATTCGCGCTTTGTTCGTGTTTGCAATACCTATACAAAAACAAACGACCGTTCGCTATTCTTGGATGAATTTATCCGCTTGACGTTTGACAAACCAGACTTAACCGCAGATGAAATCAATTTATACATTAATGTATGTGTTGATATGGTTAATTTAGAAACCTTGCGTCAAAAAAAGAATTTTTTAGACGAAATGTTTCTAAGTATTGAGGACGCTTCCGAATTAAATCAGCGCTTCAGCGAAAATTTAAAGGCAGCCGTCGAAGAATACAACCAAGTTTCCAAGCGGATTAGCGATGTTACTAAAAAACTTCAAGGCGACCGTTCAGAGCGTTTAAAGAACCAAGCCAAGGATGAGACTTCATTCATTTCCATTGTCCAGTTAGTTCAAGACGAAGAAGAGCGTAAAAACATGCTTCGCTTGGCAGAAATGCAACGCGCACTTATCACGGAGGAGGCAAACAGACTTGAAGGCTTGGATGACTTGTTCTGCCGCGTAATGGGAGTCTCACAGGAGGAGGTGATTTGATCTCTTGTAAAGAATGCGGGGCTGAATTTAATTCTCTTTCTGGCCTCCACAAGCATTTGAAGGCTCATAAGATTTATGTGCCCGATTATTATGTTAAACATTTTCCACGGCGCGATAAATTTAGCGGCGACTTGATTGAGTTCAAAGAGCGCGAGGATTATTTTGCCAAACATTTTAATTCGCGGCAAAACTTGGTTTCTTGGCTAAAACAAACGCCAAAAGAACACAAAGCGTCCGTCTTGCTTGATATGCTTGAGCATAGAGTTAAGTCTAAACAGCTTGCTCACGCGCCAACGGAAATTGAATTATTCTTTGCCGAACTTCCACCGATTCAAGAGTATAAAGACTGCTTTGGTTCTTATTCCACGGCGACAAAAAGTTGTGGCGTCGATCCTCTTTTAACTGGCAAATGGTCGGATAAGTGGTCCAAAGATTTTTCGGGCCGCAAAATTTATGTTGATTCGAGGGAGCAAAAACCCTTAGCTTTCAAAAACTCTGAGGCGCTAAAATTAGACATTGGAGACTATGCCGTTTCTGGCAACGATTTTCGATATACGTTCGTGGATAGAAAAAGTTTTGCAGATTGGGCGTCCACACTGGTTAATGAAAACTTTGATAGGTTTCGCCGCGAAATTGAACGATGCGCCGCACAAAAATCATTTCTATGGGTTGTGGTAGAAGCTGAACTAGAATCATTGGAGAGATTAAACCAGTCTTCCGCGCACAAACACAATTTAAGTTTTGTCGGCCATCAAATGAGAATTCTGCAACATGAATATCGCGGCAATTTGCAGTTTTAT